TTATTGGTTTTAAATGATGTTTGTTAAGAATTGCTGTGTGTACCCTATACAGGATACTAATAGCCTCCTAAAAGGATATTATTGGTTTTAAATGATGTTTGTTAAGAATTGCTGTGTGTACCCTATACAGGATACTAATAGCCTCCTAAAAGGATATTATTTTCGCTTACATATTATATATGTTATTATAATCTTATATCATTTTTCATATATTTTTTCAACATATTTAATAAAATTTATTTTTTCATCAATAGTTAATTTATCTAAATCAGAAGAATCCATATTATTTAAATTCAAAGATATAATTAAATCACCGCCAATGAGACCTTTATTGACTAATAATATATTATTTAAATCAAAACTATTTATCTTAATATCTATATAATTGCCATCAATATATTCAATTTTCTTATCAGAACCCTTTATATAATCACATAGATTAATATTAATATTTGTAAATAAATCTATTGCTCCTGATTTTCTCACTTGATGTGTATAAGTAGAATTATCATTATTTTTTAAAACCATTTTCAATTCAATATCATGTTCTATACCATTATCATCAATATATTGTCTTGTCAATAATGGATATTCTTTGCTACATAATATACTTATATTAAAAGGTTCCTTAATATTTTTAAGTATAATTTGTATTTTCTTTTTTTTAGTATTATACAAATCATTATAAGAAAGAGGTAATGTAATATTATGCTTTACAGATGTCGTAGATGGATTATAGTATTTTTTGCTATGAATGCCTTTTTTTAAGAACATTTTAGCAACATCAACAAAAGTTTTCTCTATTTCTTCTTTATTTGAGAAAAACTCATTATAAATGTCATTCCAAAAATTCAAGTCCATATTTTTGTAATTCTCATAATCGGTTGCCATATTATCATAATTATATTCGTAATTTGTTGTTGATAAAGTGCCATAATTATCAAATTGTTCCATTGCCATTTTATATGCCAATGTGGCTTTTTTAAATTTCTCTGTCTTTTCGTTTTTAATATTTTCATCTTGAATATTGAAAAGTTTATCAGGATGACATTCTAATGCGATTTTTTTATATTTTTCTTTAATATTTTCTCGCGTATAGCTTGAGATATTTTTCTTATCCAAATCAAATATTTTAATATACATCATTAAATATCTAAATTATTAAATCTTTATATTATGAGTTCAATTATATAAGATTATTACATTTTAAACTATTTAATGGGTATTTTATAATAAAATGGGCGATAATAGTGTATGGAATAAATTTCAAGAAAAATTTCCAGAAATAATAGCAAACAATAATAAATATAATAATATAATAAATAATATACTTACATCACCTAATAATATATTATTGTATTGTAGTAATGGATTTCCTATAGATTTGTTTATTGAGGTTATTTTATTAAAAAAAACAAATAATAATATATTTTATAGAGCTTATCATATATGGGAAAAATCAATAAATTATTGCGAAAATCAATATTTTATTGAGATAGATTTAATGAACCCTGAAAATATTAAAAATTTAGATAAATTAACTATATTTTTATTAAACATAGTAAATACTAAAAATATAGGGCTAACAAAACATATAGTTATATTAAAACATATTGATTTGCTGGCAAAATATTTTTATGAGTTTAGAATATTATTGGAGAAATTCTCTAATAATATCATATTTATATCTTGTACTCATAATATATCAAAAATTGAAGCACCTATTAAAAGTAGATATAATATACAAAGAATACCACTATTTACATTGGAAGAAATAGATGATATATATAAAAATTATTTAGACATGTCTATAAATGATATATTCTATACATTAAAATCACGCGATATCATAAAATCATTATTTATAACAGAATATGAAGAGAAACCATCTACTAAGGAAATAATAACAAAAGACTTTATAATATATAATTATCCCCCAATAGTAGATTTTCTAAAAACATTTAATAAAAATAATATTAATGATATTAGAAACCTTTCATATAAGCTATGTCAATACAACATAAGAATAATAGATATTATAAATGATTTTATTAATCTTACAAATAGTGATATATATCTTTATTATAAATATCCAAAAATAGCAAAAAAAAATATTAATAGTACTAAAAATCTTTTAAAAATAGAAATAGTTAAAATTGGCGTAGAAGTTGAATATATGCTCGCGCAAACTAATAAATGTAGAGAACCCATATATATTGAAAATTTATTGTGTCAATTGCTTATTTAATCAGGTGGTTCGTCTATAATATATGGATATTTCTTATTAATAAACTTCATAGATACATACCTATCGTGTCTAACAATATCTTCCTTGGCGAGCGTAAACTTAGAATATATATCGCTCGCGTCTATAAATTTATCACAAACGTAATTTTCATCAATTATCATAGACATATAAACATATTTAATACGCTCAATATGTTTTTTGATGGTTTCTTCATATACTTTGGATCCACCAATTATAAAACAAGATTCTATATTATCATTTGAATTAACATAATTAAATGCGTCTATTAAATTATTTACAACTATGGTATCCTGTATTTTTTCTACTTCGCCTTTCATTTTTTCATATTCATTTGCTGACACTATAATATTAATTCTATTAACCAATGGTGCTTTTGGCAAAGAATACCAAGTGTTTTTACCCATAATAATACAATTTTTCTTATTTTCATTATCTACGCGTGTAGTAATATCCTTAAATTTTTTTAATTCGTCGGGAATATTCCATGGCAATTTATTATTATACCCGATACCATAATTAGTAGTACACGCAACTATTAAATTAATATCTTTCATCGATTATTTGCTTTATATTGCTTTGTATTGCTTTATTATATTTTTAAATTCTTATATTGTTGATTTATTAGATGGTATACTCTTTCCTTGTATTCTAAATAAGTTTCGCTTTCATCTGGTTCTATCATATCACCTAAAGCAATTTTAATTTTATAATTTTCTACTAAAAATAATTTTAAATATGAATGTATCATTGATTCCCCATAATCACCATTATAATTAAGTGTCTCGTCTTCGAATTTTATTAGTATAGGTAATATTTTTGTTTTGTTTATAAATGCTCCATTACCTTTGAATTTTGAAATATTGCCAGGTATAAGTGATGAAAACCCACCGCTCGGTCCTATAAATAGTGGCGGCGTTCCTGATTTACGATTTTCAACCTTTTGTTTTATTTTTTCTATAGTATTGCTTTTGGTATTAATAGTAATAAATATACCACCTAATTTATTAATAGTTTCGTCGTCAAAATTTATATATTTAAATTCGGATTGTTTATTCATAATAGGTGCTGATCGTGGAAATGTTGCCAGCATTAAAACAGAATCTATTAAGGTCTGGTGAGTAAATAAGCATATAAATTTTTCATCTCCATATAGATATTCCATATATTTATCGTAATCTTCTTTTGATATAATAATTTTCATAGATAATGTATATATTATTAGTTTTCCCATCATTAAAAGACATGCTGTAATGTCACTCTCTTGCTTTAAGAATTTTAACACATATATTCCAAATATAAATATAAATATTATCAATAATATCCTAAAAGGCATACTTACATAAATTATGAATGTCTTTAATAATCTTAGAAGCTTGCTTAAATTATTTAACATAAATATCTTATAAAAATAAATAGTATAGTTGTTTTTATATCTTGAAGTTTTTTTTCCACATACAATTATTAATTTTTTCACATTTACATAATTCATATTTAAAAATGTAATCGTATATCCAATTATAATCTAATATATTTATTGGCTTACCTTCTTTACACTTAATTTTACATAATATAACTCTATTACTTTTAGCTATTATTTTAGTATACATTAATGCTTTATGCCTTATGCCTTATTTATTATTAGTTTTATATCTAATGAAAAAAGGAGTACATAATCTTGTAAAACTTCTTAAAATATAAAAAGTTATAAAATCCTTTAAAAATATTAATTATGTACTCTTTTTTCTTTAGAGATGACTTTTATAAATTAATGAAGAATATTTAGGAATATCAAAATTATAGTTTTCTTTTTTAGCATATTTATTATCCTTTATCCATATCCTTGCTATATAATAAAATTTCTTAGGGCTAATAGATATACCATTAATATTATTAATATGTTCTTCAGTAGTTCCTATTGTCTCTCCTAAAATATTGGCACATAAACTAAAAAACTTCATTTCTAAATCCTCTGGGTATATTTTAAATGAAAAGCATCCCCCTTTTATATTTAATTCATCTTCGTATTGCGGCATTATATCTGTGCGCATAATAAAAAACATACCTTTTTTAAATAAATTATTGAAAGCCTTATAATAATTAACAAAATCATCTACCGTAGAAATGTTTCCAATCATTTTGTAACTTTTAGTATCCCATTCTATTTCATATGGATCATGAAAATACAAAACCCATGAATCGTTTAAAAAATTTTTGTCAAATTCCTCATTCATTTATATTAAATATATATAATATTCTTTATATATCATAATAAGTATATAATAATATAATAATATAAAGAAGAAAGCAATATATAACTATAAAAATATGTATCAAACTTCTATTAGAAAAAAAAAGAAGAATTTTAATGTAAATAAAAATAGTAATTACGAGATTAATTTTGACTGCGAAGAATATGGTCTGGTTAAAAAATTGTTAGGAAATTGTAGGGTTAGTTTGCTATGTAATAATGGTCAGGAAGTTGTAGGTGTTATAAGAGGTACTATGAGAAAGTTTAATAAGCGCGTATTAATTGAAAAAGGAGACATAGTGGTAATTTCTAAAAGAGATTATCAAAACAATAAAGTAGATATAGTTCATAAAATAACGCCAGATCAACATTCGGCAATATTAGAAAGCGAACATTTTTCCAATATATTAAAAAACGAGTATCATAATAATTCTTATCTCAATGATGGTATTGTAAAAGATTTTACACATATAAATTTTAATAATTCTGATAACGAATCTTCTGATAGCGATAAAGAAGAAAATGCTATTATTAATGAACTTAAAATGGCAAATATTAAAAAAAAGAGCTATAATGATATTTATTATAATAGTGATAGTAGTGATAGCCGCGATAGCCACGATAGCCGCGATAGCCACGATAGTAGTAATAGCGACAATGATGATAGTGGTAATAAATAATAAATTAGAAGAATATTATTACTTTAATGTAAGAAAGTTTAGACAAGAAGATTAATTATTTTTTTATATGTTTGCTTATACAACTATTATTAGCATATAGTTCTGGCATATATCTATGATATTCCCCATTGTTATCTTTGAAGGATTCGCGCTGTAATCTTTTACTATATTTAAAATCACATTTTCCAATTTTAGTATTATCATATAATTTCATAAGCATGGTGTGTATGGGTGCATCTCCCCATCTACAATAAAAGACGTAGCCTTTTTTATTTATTTCATTAATTATATTTTTAATATTGCTATCGTTCCATATAGATTTTTTTGTAATAAAAAAATTGTTATAATACATAATAGGCATAGAAACCTCGATGCTATCTTTGGTATATATTTCGCCTTTTAG